TTCTGGTTTGGCGCACCACGCTGAGAAGATTTCGCGGGTGATCTCGATTGCTAGCGTGTCGCGCAGTTCATCGTGTTGCATTGGAGTCTCCTTTGCGTTTCTGTCTCGCCCGCCACTCCCGCAAATACCTAGACTGGCATATAAGGCAGCGTTGGCGTCCATCCTTGCCGGTTTTCATGCGGTGCCCACGGCGGCATAAGGGGAAGCGGGTCATGCTGTTATTTCCGTTTCAATTAAAGGCTCAACGAATGCCCAGTGTGTGACTTTGTGGCCAAACTCCCATCCGCGATTTTCGCATACATATTGGAATGGAAGGCGGTGGTTTCCGTTATCACGAAACACGGGATCGGGCAGCAGTTCCCTGCGATACAAAAATATATGGACCATTTCTCTGCGATCTCCAAACAAATTGCTATCAGGAACCCAGCAGAGAACGCGAACTCCAATAGGGGGAAGCTCAACAGAGCAAGCAGTCCATTTCATGTTTCACCTCAAGTTCTGTTCACAAGCGGTTGGCAGGGACTTGAACCCTGAAGGATGCGCGCAATGCAGTGCCGCAACCATACCGGGTTTAGCTGCACTCTGCCCCGGCGTTGGCGTTGCCAGTTACGTTCTACTGCAACCGCTCTAAATCCACTATAAGGCAAATGCCTTTCTAATGTCAAGAGCACTATTGCACTCCCCGTTTCATAGTGCAAGGCTTGAATTCGAGAAGCCTTATGGAGATTGCGTGCGACTCGTCATTAAAGAATCGGCACTACGAGGAGAACGGGCAGTTGCGTATCGAACGCACGCCCATCTCCAAGGCGACGGTCAATCCCTATTACGGACGCGAAATCCCCAAAGCGGAAGAACTCGGCCTGACGCCGGACAGGGTGTACTACCTGCTGCGCGATCCGGGCGAGCTTGCGAAAGCGGCTCCATCCTTCAAAACAAAGCAGTTGATGTTCAAACACATCGCAGTGAGCGCGGACGATCCCAAGCATCTCAGCATCGCGGGAACAATCGGCTCGGATGTGGAGTTTGTTGCCCCGTACCTGATGGCGGATATGTGCGTCTGGGACGTGGAAGCAATAGCGGGAATCGAGACGGATACCGTGCGGGAACTGTCATGTTCCTACAGCTACCGTGCCGACATGACGCCGGGGATGTACGAGGGGCAGCGGTACGACGGGGTGATGCGCGATATTCAGGGCAATCATGTTGCGTTGGTTAAATCAGGCCGCGCCGGATCGGATGTGATGGCGGCGGACAACGAATTGGAGAAGAAGATGGAAACGAAATTCGGCAAAGCTCTTTACGCAATTCTCTGTGCTGCATCGCCCAAGCTGGCAGCGGACTCCACTCTCAAGCCTCTGGTGATCGGCCTGACGCGCAAGCAATGCGATTTGCGGGCGCTCGAACCCAAACTGCTCGCTATGGACGCCGAGCTTCGCAAGCCTGAGACCCTGGCCGCGATGCAAGCTGCCAAGGACGCGGAATCCGAAGAGGAAACCGAGGCCGAGAAGAAGGCTCGCGAGGAGAAGGAAGCCAAGGACAAGAAGGCGAAGGACGGCGAATCGAAAGACGGAAAGGCCAAAGACGCCGAAGAGGTGTCAGCCGAAGAGAAAAAGAAGCTCGAAGAGCGTGAAAAGCGCCGCGCCGCCGATTCCGAAGAGGAGTCTGAGGAAGAGCGCAAGGAACGCCTGGAAAAACGCGCCAAGGACAAGAAAGCCAAGGATTGCAGCGCCGAGGATGGCATGAAAAAGGCAATGGATGAGTTCAAGGCCGATCTTCGCGCCGCCGACGAAGCCCGCCGAGCAGTCCGCACGGTCGTGGGCGATGTTCTGGCCCAGGATTCCGCCGCCGACATTTACGGCTTTGCGCTCGACCAGATGAAGGTTGATCACAAGGATGTGGTTGGCGTTCCGGCTCTGCGGGCGCTCTTCAATCTGGCGCAACAGGCGTCCAAGCCTGCGCCGCGTGTGGCGTTCGATGCGGTTTCAGTGGAAGAGAAGTTCACCGGCGCAGGCCGTCAAATTCAAGTGATGTGAGGAGAAGAACATGGGAAGCCCTTTAATCGGAAGTTTTCAGACGCGAGTCAACCTTTACAACCCTTTGGGCGTAGAGGGAGACTTTGCAAGTGCAAATCCTCGTGCGACCGTTCTCACGACTGACGGTGGGGCATTGATCGCGGGTCCGAACGGCGTTACCGTCGGTCAGTTTGCATGGATCGCCGCGGACGGGAGAACGGTTAGCAATTCCGGCCAGTATCCGGCGCTTCCAGATGGATTCGTACACCGTGACCAGCAAGGACTTTTGACGCAATACTTGCAAGGGGCAGGTACACTCATTCCTCCAGGATTCCCGGTCACACTTATGTGGCAAGGCGATTTCCTGGACAAGAATACCGGTCCGTCGTCCATCACGCGCTACAGCACGCTCTATGCGTCGTACATTGACGGCTCGCTCCAGACTGCTGCTGCTACGGCGGGATCGGTTACGGCAACGCTCGGTTCGACCAACACGGCGAGCTTGGGCGCGACGTTCACCGGCACGGCCTCGGATGCGTCTACCTCCTTAGTTGTGACTGCCGTTACCGGCCTCATCAGCATCGGTGACACGGTGAGCGGTTCTGGCATCACAGATGCGCCCACGATCATCGCACAGACCGCAGGCACCACGGGCGCAGCGGGAACCTACACTCTGAGCAAGGCTGAAACCTGCACGGGTGGAACCGTTACCTGTTTTGGGAATGTCGTCAACGTGACGGCGGTTTCCACATACATCAGCATCGGCGATTCCATCACGCACGCCAGCTATCCGGCCAGCAATACCATCACCGGGCAGACAAGCGGTACGACCGGTTCCGCCGGCGTCTATACGACCGCAGTTCGCGGCACGGCTTACGTGGCATCAGCCGTCGCCGTTCTCACGTTTGGCTACACCGTAGCCGTAACGGCAGTCGGAGCGGGCAGCTTCGGCGTCGGTCAGCCGGTCGTGGATGCTACCACAGGCGCGAACATTCCGGCGAACACGGTCGTGGAATCGCAAATCAGCGGTACGGCTGGATCGACTGGAATCTATACCTTGAGCAATCCGGCAACCGCTTATGCGGCTGGTGACAATCTCACCACGACCGCCAGTGTTCAACTTACCAACTGGTCAGCGTTCCCGCTAGAGGGCACGTCGTCCGCTGTTGGAGAACTTGTACAAATCACAACGTGGGGTGTGTAATGGACCGTCATCTCGAATCAGTATCGCAGAAGTGGGGCATCAATTTCATGGGGGTTGATGCCCAGTTGCAGCAGACCGAAAAGGAACGCGGCGGTCGGCTGGCTATGGATGCTCAACCCGCTCTGGTGACAGTCTCGAACAGCGGCATCCCCGCGTTCTTGTCTACCTACATCGACCCCAAGGTGATTGAAGTCCTCGTGGCCCCGATGAAGGCAACGGAGATCGTCGGCGAGGAAACCAAGAAGGGCGACTGGACTCTCGAAACAACGATGTTCCCGATTGTCGAGTCAACCGGCATGGTTTCGTCCTACGGCGACTACGCTGAGACGGGCATGGCTGGCGCGAACGTGAACTGGGTCAATCGCCAGTCGTATACCTACCAGGTAATCACGCAATGGGGCGAACGCGAACTGGAAATGATGGGCCTTGCTCGCATTGACTGGGCCAACCGGCAGCGGATCGCTTCCGTTCTGACGCTGAACAAGTTCCAGAACAAGACCTACTTCTTCGGCGTTGCTGGTATTGCAAACTACGGCCTGCTGAACGACCCGTCGCTCTCGGCACCGATTGCTCCCATTCCCGCTGTTACGAACCTGGTCACATGGGCGCAGAAGGCAACCGACACGAATGGCGCGATATGGGTCTACAACGACATCAAGGCGCTGTATGGCCAGCTTGTCGCCCAGGCGAACGGCCTGGTGGAACTCGACATGGCTTCGCCGATGACTTTGGCAATGTCGCCAACCTCGCAGGTGTATCTCACCTTGACGAACAGCTACAACGTCAACGTGCAGGATATGCTCAAGAAAAACTTCCCGAAGATGAAGATCGAGACGGCCCCGGAATACGCAACCACGTCCGGGAACCTCGTGCAGTTGATCGCGGATGAGATGCAGGGACAAAGGACGGCAACCACCGCCTTTACCGAAAAACTGCGTGCGCATCCAATCAAGATCGAACTGTCGAGCTTCAAGCAGAAGCAGAGCCAAGGCACCTGGGGAACGATTCTGTTCAGGCCGTTCCTGATTTCGCAGTTGCTCGGCGTGTGATGGCAAAAAAGGGAAGGGCGCGGATACCAACGGAAGCGCCAATAGCAGTTCAACAGGAGTCGCAGAGATGCGGCCTCAGCGCGGCTTAACGCCGCTCCTTGAAAGGGAATCATGGCAAAGGAAACAGTTCTCATTGGTTGCCGTCTACCGAACGGCCTTGTGTTGCATCACCCCAAGAACCGCAACCTGACCGTGACGCTTGCGGGGGTTTACGAGGCGAAGACTGAAAGCGGACTCTATCTTCCGCCCAAGATGTTTTCTACCACGCCTGTTGACGCTGAGTTTTGGGCCGCATGGAAAGAAGCATACGAGGGATTCGGACCTTTGAAGACGCGGGCTATATTCGAGGCGCATTCAGACCAGGAAGCGCAGTCGAAGGCCAAGAACGCCGAGAAGGTCAAGACTGGGTTCGAGCCGATGAGCAAGACGGCCAAAATTGATGGCGTTGTAATGGAGCCGGCCAATTCGTGATCGCCGTTTTCAATCCCGCAACCTTTATAGGCCGCTACCCTGAGTTCACAGCGGCCTATAGTGCGAATCCCACGCTGTTCGCTTCGATGTTCTCTGAGGCTGGCCTGTATCTCAACAACACAGACTGTAGCATCGTGCAGGATGTGACGTTGCGCGGCACGCTTCTCAACATGATTACGGCGCATATCGCTTTCCTGAGCGGGTTGCTCACCGCTGATGGCCAGCCCCGGCCCGTAGGCCGCGTCAGTGCGGCCAATGAGGGCGCGGTGGGGGCTACGTTCGACTTCACGCCAGCGACGCCTGGTACGGGCGCGTGGTTCCAGCAATCGCAGTATGGAGCGGCGTTCTGGCAGGCGACTACCTGCTATCGCGGCATGAAGTATTTTGCTAACCCGACGCGCGTGGAAGGGTTTACTGGCACGCCGATGGGGACGAATTGGCTCCCGCGTCCGGTATGACGGTTACGCTCTCGATTGACGCTTCCGAACTGGAGCGTGACCTGGAGCGAATCGAGGACGGCGAGTTGCAGGTGCCGACCGTTTCGGCAGTGCGGATTGAATGTAGGGGATGCAAGGCAGATTTTTCTGAGGATGTTCCAGTATGGCTACCAGTGTGAATAAAAAGAGCACACGAGATATGTACGAGTCAATCGCGCGCGCCATCATGCCTAAAGCCAAGAATCGGAAGCAAAGAAAAAAGTTTGAGCGCAAAATTCAACGAATGAGGGATCGTATCTAATGGCTGCCCGCGCAATAGCGATGTCCGATTCAGTGACAGCCAAACTCAAAGAGTTGGCAGCGCGGGCGCGTGGAACGGTGCAAGTGGGTTTCATCGACTCTGACCAAGCTCCGATTGCTTTCTGGAATGAGTTCGGGCATAAGGGAAGGTTCCCTTCCCCGCCACGTCCATTCTTCCGCACAATGGTATCGAACGAGTCCGGCAAATGGCCTCAGATGATGGCTGGCGAGTTGAAGCGTTCCAAGATGGACGGGCATCGGACTCTGGCGTTCATGGGCGAAGAGATTGATGGGGCACTCAAGCAAAGCATTATCGACTTGACCGCGCCGCCGCTTTCTAAAACTACACTCCGTCTGCGTTTCAAATTCGGCAATCAGCCGCAGAACATTCGTGCCCGCGACGTGGTGCAGGCCCAGCGTGATGTGGCAAAGGGACGTAAGTTGGCGACAGGAACTCAAGCAAAGCCGCTGATCTGGACCGGCGATATGCTTAATTCAACCTCCTATCAAGTGAGTCAGTGATGGATTTGCGCTCGATTGCCAACACGGTTACGGACACGGTGAACCCCAATATCTCTGTCACTGTGAAGGTATCGACCGGCTACACCATCGGCTCCGGCCTCAAGCAGGTTCCGAGCTATGCCGATCCCGTCACCGGATTTGCACAAGTCCAGGCTCTTACCGCCGCCGATCTTCGACATCTTGATGGCCTCAACATTCAGGGAGCTACCAAATCAATCATCCTTCGCGGCCCACTCGATGCAATTGTGCGCGTCAATTCACAGGGCGGCGATCTGGTCATCATTGACAGCCAGACATGGCTTACCGTTGCCGTACTTGAGCAATGGCCTCTGTGGTCGCGCTGTGCAATCCAGCTACAGGATGTGAACTGATGAGCGCCCCGATCCAATACGTGCCCTCTATCGCGCTCGACTCAGTGTTCGACGCGCTCGGCGCGTTCATACAGCCGTTCGTGGGAGCCACTCAGATCATCCGCGCACAGGTAAACCGGGTTGCTATGCCGGTTGGAAGTTTCGTTGAACTGACTGAGATTGCAAGCACTGATCTGGAGGTTCCGTATCAGTGGTACGATGGAGTGAATTTCCAGAGCGACATTGTTGGCCCGAAGCGCCTGATGATTCAAGCGGACTTTTACGGAGCGCAAGCGGGCGACTGGTGCGCGGCGCTCAAGACGGTTTGGCGCACGCCTTACTCCACCGCGCAATTCCCGGCAGGTATCGCGCCACTCTATTGCGATGACGGGAACGAATCACCGCTGATTACCGGCGAGGAACAGTACGAGCGCCGATGGATTCTGAATATGCTTTTGCAATACAATCCGATTGTAATTGTGCCTCAGCAAGCTGCTGATACACTCAAGATGAACATCGTTGACATGGCGGACGCATAAGGAGAAGAAAATGACGATCCCGGCAAGTGTTATCGCTTCTGCAATTCCCTCAGTGCTTAGTCCCGGTGGCACGGGTCTGGTGATGAACGGGCTTGTATTGACTGAAAATCCCCTTATGCCTGCGGGTCAGGTATTGAGCTTCCCGCTCACGGGCGGAAGCGCACAATCGGTCGCAAACTTCTTTGGGCCGTCGTCGGCAGAGTACGCGTATGCTTCCATCTACGCAGCGGGAATGGTGAACGGGACTCAGCTTCCATCGGCTATTCTGTTTGCCCCGTACAATGCAGCGGCCCGCGCCGGATGGTTGCAGTCCGGTTCTCTTGCCGGGGTTCCTCTCTCCACTCTCCAGAGCTACAGTGGAACACTGACCATCGACTTTGCCGGCTCTCCGATCACATCAAGCACAATCAATCTGACCGGAGTCGCAACGCAAAGCCTGATGGCGGCGGCGATTCAAGCAGCCTTTACCACTCCTCCTTTTGCGGTGACATGGAATGCCGTCCAAGGCGCATTTGTTTTCACCAGCACACTTACCGGGGCAACGGAGACGATTACCTACGCGACAGGAACGCTCGCGGCTGATCTCTTCTTGACTCAGGCGACTGGCGCAACGCTCTCGCAAGGCGCGGCGGCTGATACGCCCGCAAGCGCGATGAATAACGTCATCGCAGTCAATCGCAATTGGGCGAGCATGAGCTATCTCACAGAGCCAACGCTGACACAGAAAGAAGGTTTTGCCGCATGGTTTAGCGGGCAGAACGGGCAATACGGCGCAGTTGTATGGGACAGCGATGTTCAGGCGAGTGTGCAGAATGCTACTGAGCCTTTCGGAGTCGTTGCTAAAACGAACAACTACAACGCTCTGATGTGCATCGGCGGCGATCCGGCACTCGGTACGCTTGGGCCTTTGGTGATGAATACGGCGGCTTTTGTGCAGGGAATGATTGCCTCTGTGAACTATTCAGATACAAACGGAAGCATCACATTCTCTGGAAAATCGGCAAACTCTGCTGCTGTGTCTCCGACGTGCTCGAATCTGCAAACCTACGAGAATCTTCTGGCAAACGGCTACAGTTGCTACGGAGCCTTCGCATCGCGCAATCAGGGATTCACGTTCTTCTCGAACGGCAATATGCCTGGGAGCGTTCCGTGGGCAAACCTGTTTTTCGACCAGATATGGTTGAACTCACAATTTGAGTTGTCGCTGATCACTCTCTACACCACACTGGGGAAGATTCCTTATGACCCGTATGGGTATGGCCTCGTTCGGGCATCCCTCGTGGGACAGAGCAGCACTTCGGCGCCTGCTGACAATGGTCCGATCAACAACGCGCTCAACAACGGCGTTATTCAGATTGGCGTGACACTTTCTTCGACTCAAGCTGCTGCTATCAACGCTGCTGCCGGGGTACAGAACGCGGCAAGCGCGGTCCAAAACAACGGGTACTATTTGCAGATTCTTGACCCTGGGGCCGAGGCCCGCAACGCTGGCCAGACTCCGATTATCAATTTCTGGTATGCCAGCGGCGGAGCGATTCTGCAATTTTCGATGGCGAGCATCAACGTTTTGTGATGAAATTGTGCTAAAAAGGGGTGACGTATGGGCGGATTTCTCAATGCACTAACAGGCGGAGCGAGCACGATTACCTCTGCGAATTCGGTTGTCAGCATCATCGTGGCGGGACTATTCCCTTCGCCTGTACAGTTGCAGGGTTACTCGACGGATAAGGCATGGGATACTGCGGCTGTTGTGGTGACTGAAACGCAAATCGGCGTCGATGGGCGCAAGACGGCGGGCCTCGTATTCAACGCGGTCAAGCAGACATACTCGTTCCAGGCCGACTCTCCGAGCGTCGCGCTTTTCGAGGCGATCTATGCCGCCCAGCGCGTAGCCCGCGATGTCTACTACATCACGGCGATTGTCGATCTGCCTTCAACTGGCCAGTCCTACGTTTGCAACAAAGGAACGCTGGAGGATTACAACTCGGTGGCCTCGGCTGGTAAGGTTCTCGGCGCACGCGAATTCAGCATAAATTGGGGATCAGTGATTCCGGCATGAAGCGTATTTTGTGTTAGTAGGGCAGGAGTGATTCATGGCGCGTAAGGTTTCGACATACACGGTGGACTCTGAGGGCAGGGATAAAGGCAAGCAATTCCTGCTCACAGAAATGGCCGCGACAAAGGCGGAAGACTGGGCTATCCGAGTGATGCTTGCGCTCGGATCGGCAAACGTGGACATTCCTGACGGTGCCTTGCAGTTGGGCATGGCGGCGCTGGCGGAAATCGGCCTCAAGAAGCTGTTTGCGATTGACGCCGTTTCGATCAGGCCACTGCTCGCCGAACTGATGGAGTGCGTCGAGTTCGTGCCGAATCCGCAGAAGCCAGCGGTCAAGGTGGGATACCCGCTGTTTGAGAGTCAGGTCGAAGAAGTCAAGACGCTGCTCATGCTTAAATGGGAAGTTCTGAAATTGCATTTAGATTTTTCTCTCGCCGTCGGCCTCTC